TAAATAATAATGTCACAGAAACAATAAATAATGTTACAGTAAATGGTTCTGCCGTTTCAATATTTAATCAAGAATTTCTTGCATCTTCATCCAATGTTTTAACCTGGACTCAAAATAATGGAGTCTTGCCAGTTACTAATTTAAATGCTGCTATTCATGTTTACCAGAATGGTCAGAAATTAATAGATAGTCAATATAGTATAACGGCACCTGCTACTATTACCATAGATTCTAACACACATTACGATGGCAGTAATTATATTGTCTTTGCAATAAACATAATATAATGGAAGAGATAAAAGCACCAAAGAAAGAAAGAAAGTTTTTAAAAGCCGTTGGAAACATTGCCAAGGTTTTAGCCAATGAATTAATAATGGGAATAGCAAGAAAGTTTATTGGCAAAGCCATTGACAAAGTAGGCAACAAAAAACAAGGACTTGTAATTGCTTTTCTTTTGGTGGCAGGAATATCTTATGCCTCTATTGATTCCATTCCCTACCCAGTCACAGGCAATAAACAGAGATTAGGATGGCAGAGTACTGGAAACGGCTTGGTTTGGAGAGGTATAGCGACAGACACAATAACAAAGCCAACAAGCTATGCAGATAAGAATGTAAAAGCCTATCTTATCCTTGACTCTGTTAGCGGTTCTTTATATGTATTTAAGCAAGGTTCATGGGCTGCCATTAGTGGTGGAGGAGGAGGTTTAACTATGCCTTTTGATTCTATCACCTTTAACACTGCCAAGGATGGCACGGTGGGAGTAGGTGAGGTTGAATATAATGACACGCAAGGAAGTTTGATTCAAGGATTAAAAGGTGGTTTAGTAACCAATGTAATAGGGCAACAATTACACCAACGGGTTAATAATCGCACGGGTTCAACTTTGACAAAGGGAACTGCGGTTTATTTGTCAGGAAGTCAGGGAAATAGAATTACGGTTGCAAAAGCCTTAGGCGTTACCGATGCCTTTTCAGCTAATACTTTTGGCATAGTTACCGAAAGCATAGCGAACAATCAAAGCGGATACGTTATAACAGAAGGATTAATTACGAATATAAATACAAGTGCATTAGTAGAAGATTCAGCCGTTTACCTTTCGCCAACGGTGGCAGGTGGGTTAACATCAACAAAGCCGCAAGCTCCACAACACACTGTTTATATTGGTGTTTGTGTAAAAAGTAATGCTGGTTCTGGGGAATTGTTTGTTAAGATTCGTAATGGTCAAGAATTAAACGAATTACACGATGTCCGTATAACATCGCCAGTAAATAAAGCCTCATTATATTATTTAAGTAGTGAAGGTGTTTGGAGAGATACAACTGCTGCACTTTTAATAAGCGATACTTCAGCAATGTTAGCCAACTACGCAACCAAAGCCTACGCAGATACAAGCGGCAGATTTTATGCAAGGCAAGATTTTAGAAATGTATCATCAAGCACTTTAACATGGACACAAACAGATACTTTAGTAGTAAATGATACAACATCTTTACAAGTATATAGAAATGGTCAAATACTTTTACCAAGCCAATACACTGTACCTACTAATGCCTCTGTTGTTATTGGCTCAACTGCTTATAAAATAGGTGAAAATTATACTGTCATTTTACCTCGTGGTGGTGGAGGTGGTGGAAGTGGCAGCGGATCACTTACCTCAATATCTGGAGGTACTGGAATAACTGTATCTCCTAATCCAATTACAACAACAGGCACTGTCTCCGCAGACCTTTCTGTATTAATGGAATTAACAGATACTACTTTATTAAATCTAACTACAAGGTTTGCTACTAAACAAAACAATATTACTTTAACTACAACAGGAACAAGCGGAGCTGCTACCTTAACCGGTGCAACTTTGAACATTCCACAGTACACAGGAGGCAGCGGCACAGTTACAAGCGTAGGAAGTGGTTACGGTATATTAGGAGGGCCAATCACAACAACAGGCACACTAATAGTAGATACTTCCACAGTTTACGACTTTGTAAGAGATAGTATTGTAGCAGTTGAAATAGGAGGAGACACAATAAAAATAATTAAACAGGAATACGAAAATGTTACAAGTGACACATTAACATTTACTATACTTGTTAAATTTCCTATTCAGTTAAGACAGTATATTCTGCTCTTCCGCAATGGGCAGTTACTCCTTAATGACCAGTTTTCCGTTATTGACACAAACAAGGTTAAGATAGCAGCCACATCTTTTAAAGTTGGCGAAAACTACACTTTAGTCACAGTAAGCGGCATCGGCTCTGTTTCCTCTGGGCAAGGTAATCCAATCTATCCAGAGGCAGGCATAGCCCTATCAACAGGCACAACATGGACAACATCAATTACAAATAATTCAAGTAATTGGAATACTGCATATACAGATAGGTTAAAATGGGATGGAGGTAGCACTGATTTAGTAGCAGCTACAGGCAGAACAAGTTTAGGAGGTACAACGGTAGGGCAGTCAATGTTTACTTTGACCAATCCTTCTGCCATTACCTTTCCAAGGTTCAACGCTGATAACTCTGTTACTGCATTATCTGCTGCTAATTTTCGTACTGCCATAGGAGCAGGAACTGTAACAAGTGTTACGGTTTCGGGAACAAGTGGAAATCCTTTATCTATTTCAAATACAACTACCACTCCAGTAATTGAATTATTAAGTGCAACAAGTGGAAGAAATGGATATTTAACATCTACGGATTGGACTACATTTAATGGTAAGCAAAGCACAATAACACTTACTACAACAGGCACAAGCGGAGCTTCTACATTAGTAGGTTCTACTTTAAATATACCTCAATATACTGGAGGAAGTGGCACTGTAACGAGTGTAAGTGGCACAGGTGCAATATCAGTAGCCACAGGAACAACTACACCAGTTATAAGCGTAGCAGATGCTGCATTTGGAATAGCTGGAATTATAAGTTCAGGTGCACAACAATTTAGCGGAGATAAAACTTTTGAAGGTATAACACAATTTAACGGAAGAGCATTATTTAAAGATTATACCTATACTGCAACACGATTAGCAGGATTATCTTCCACAGATAGATTTGCAACTGTTACAATAGGAACAGGCTTATCTTTAGCAAGTGGCACATTGTCTGCAACAGGTGGCAGCGGTACTGTAACTGAAGTAACAGGCACTTTACCAATTTCAGTTACAAATGGCACTACAACTCCTGCTATTACGATTGCCAATGCTTCAACAAGTGCGGCAGGTGTAGTTACTACTGGCACACAGTCATTTGTAGGCTCAAAAACATTTACAGGTTTAGTAGGATTCCAAAGGGCAATTCAGAGACCTTATGAATCAGTTACAGTAAGTAGTGCATCAATAACAACATCATCCACATGGGTAGTTGTAAATAATGCAGGCACTGTTACATTGACATTTCCTGCCGCTTCTACATCAACTGGCACTGAATTTCATATAAAAACAATTACAAATAATTCTGTTATATCAGCATCAAGTAATATTGCACCATTAGCAGGAGGTTCAGCAAGTACAGCCATTCTTTCTGCAACGGCTGGCAAATGGGCAACTCTTGTAAGTGATGGCACTAACTGGGTAATAATGCAAGCAAACTAAAAACATAAACATGAAACAACTCCTTTCCCTTTTCCTCTTCCTTTTGCCTTGCCTTGCCTTGGCACAGTACCCGAGCAATGGCAACCAAAAGATAACGCTCGGTGAACAAACGACTGCCGATGGGCTTATTTTTCGGGGCGTAATCGGTGATACTGCTTTGATTACACCATTGAGCGATACAAGTGCATATATAATTCTTGATACGGTAAATCATAGGTTTTACAACTACAACCGTGCTACAAATGTTTGGAGCGTGGCTGGAGGTGGTACTGCGGTTACAACCTTTAGCGCAGGAACAACGGGTTTAACACCAAACACGGCAACAAGTGGCGCGGTGACATTGGGCGGAACATTGGCGGTGGCAAATGGGGGAACGGGAAGTGCAACGCAAAACTTTGTAGATTTAACAACGACGCAAACGGTGGCTGGAGTTAAAACATTTAGTAATGCTATGAATGTAAATGGTGACTTAACATTAACTGCATCTGGGTTTCAGCCAATGATAGTAAGAAGAGGTGTAAAAAGTATTGGTGCTGCCGTTGAAGTTCCTATGAGATTACAAAACGGAACAAGTAATTATGTATCTTATGCAGCTTTAAGAGCGGTTATTATTGATTCTACTACTAATAGCGAGGATGGTTCATTTCAAATTCACACAACAATAAACGGTGAACAAAATGGTAGATTTGAGGTAAGAAATAATGGATTTGTAGGTATAGATTTAATTAATGATGGGATTACTCCAACTCAAAAACTTCATATTAATGGAAACGCAAGGATAACGGCAATGAATGGAATAGGCGATATAGGAGCAGATGCTAATGGTGTTTTACAAGCCGCAACTTCGGATATGAATTTAAAAAATACAATAGAAAATAGTCCTTTTGGATTAAATGAAATTTTACTTTTAAATCCTGTTACCTTTTTATATAATGATACAGACAGAAAAATAGATAGTGACGTAAAAGAAGTTGGTTTTATTGCACAAGATGTTTTTGACATTATACCAAACGCGGTATCATCAACAGGCACAGGCGATTTACAACTTGATTATAGGGCGATTACTGCAACACTTACCAAAGCCATACAAGAGCAACAAGCCCTCATTAAAGCCCTTGAACAAAGAATTATTAACCTTGAAAATAAATAAAATGAGATACCTATTATTATTCCTTCCCCTGTTTTCCTTTGCGCAAGACGTTGTCAAAGACACGGTGTATATTCAAAAGCAAGGAAACATTTATTACATCATTCAGCAAACAACTTTGTCGGATTCAACTGTTACAGGCTCAAAGCAAATATTGGGTGATTCTGCAACTGCTATTCAAAGCCTTGTTACCGATGCTGAAAGGCAAAGCAACACGATTGCCATTCATGCAAAGCCTATTATTACAAAGGCTAAGTCAGTACAAAGGATTAATTATTACAATGATTTGCACGTTCAAATAAGCGGAAAGCCTGTGTATTTTACAACGGCTCAAAGGGACACGGCAAAGTTTATAGGGGATTGGAGGCTAAATTTTAACGGTGAAATTATTGATGGAGTAATTCAATTAAACAGCAATAAGCGTTTAATCTTTAATCCAGACAACGGCAAGGTGTACACCATTTCAACCAATCTACTTTTATCTACATTTACTAATCAAGTTTCCTTTGCTTTTAATGGCATTAAATACGACTTGTATAAATATGCTGAGGGCAAATTTGCAACCGTGGATGGAGACGTGAGACTAATAAAACTTGAATAATGAAAGCAGTTATACTAAAATTATTACATCAAAGCTATGAGTTCTTTGCCGTTGCATTGACTACTGGTTTTATTTTTTCATTTTTTGTTCCTATTAAAGGTTTCCTTCTGTTTACCGTTGCCGTTGTTTTTGCAGATACCATAACGGGCATCAAGGCAGCAAAAAAGGAAGGGCAAAAGATAAGCAGCAAAGGATTGTATAGGACTACGGAAAAGATAGTCGTTTATTTTGTAGCCATCCTTATTTTTGAAGGTGCAAAAAATACCTTTAATATACCTTTCCCTATAACGTACATGGTGGCAATGATGATATCTGGAACAGAGTTATTTAGCGTTGCGGAAAACATCAAGCGGATAACTGGCGTTGAATTAGGGACTTTAATTACAAAATTTTTTAAACGTTAAAACATGGAGAAAATTATCACTCATTCAATGATTTTAGAAACTTTAAAAAAACATAATATGCAGACTAATTTAAAAGATGCTTTAAAAAACGCAGACGGAATAAAATCACCAATGGGTGACATCGCTTGTTACTCAATGAACTTTGCAGAACTTGCAAGTGAAATCAATGTTCATCTTGAGGGCAACAAGGTAAAATTTACGTGGCGCGAATACATCCAACTTGCTCAAATTATTTGGGATAAGATTAAGGAAACAAGCCGAGAATGTGCTGGCAAAGAGATTGAGGTAAAGTTACCAGCAAAATTATCAATCGTTGGTGCAGCTTTTGCATTGATTGGTTTTAAATTATAGGCGCAGAGAATCGCTACCTTAGTGCCAAGGGGAGGTGTATTGATTTACATCTCCCTTTAAAATATAAAAATATGAATGCAAATGATTTTGTAGTATGCGTGGATGCTGGGCATGGAGGACTTAATAAAGGAATAGGCCCTGACAAATATGTCACCTATCCATCAAAGTGTTTTCAACATAAACATGGTAAATTCCATTCCTACGGTTGGTTCTTTGAAGGAGTGTTTAACCGTGCCGTTGCTAATTTTCTTGAACAGTTTCTAATTGATTATGGCTTTCAAGTTAAAAAAGTATATGAGCCAATAAATGACACATC